TAACTCATCTCTGTTAGGAGTTGAGGTTTTGATGTTGTCGATAATACTCTTGGCACTTTCACATGTTAATAAACTAGCGAGAAGTAGTTCCATGAGGATGAACGATTCCGTTCCGAGTCGGCTTACTTGCGTCCCCTCAACGGGGATGAACGTATGTGTGCTAATACTAACACAGGTATACTATATAGGCAAGTAATTTTGTATTTTGTGATACAAAACTTTACCTTTTTAACATTCTGTCTCTGATTCCTGCTGCAGATTTGTTTACAGTACATATTTTATACAACCATATCCTCTCAGCAAGACTCACCTTACGTCCAAGGCTTATCTTACAACATATCTCACTGACTCTGCATCGTTGATTCTTAGAAAGCATTAATTACTGACGGTAAAAGACTATGTTCTGCTTGTTGTATCGCTCTGGTTAATGACTCTACAGTATCATTAGGCAATATAGGAACTACTTGTTGTTTTATTATAGCACCTGAATCAAGATATTCATTGACAAAATGTACTGTGCATCCTGTTTCCTCTTCACCTGCTTTCATTGCCTGTTCTACTGCATGTAAACCTTTATACTTTGGAAGTAATGATGGATGAAGATTAATGATACGTCCTGCAAACTCATCACAGAATTTCTTAGATACTATTCTCATCCAACCTGCCATAACAATCATATCAATTTCATATGCATGAAACAATGCAATGATCTCATCTTCATCCTTACTATAACATGAAGGAATATCTAATCTGTCTGCTCTCTTCCTTGCTTTAGCTTTCTTTTTATTATAAACCATGATTACAATTTCATGTTTAGGACATGCATGATGAATGTTCTCGAAGTTAGAACCATTCCCTGAACACATAACACCAAGTCTCATAATGGGGGATACTCCGATTTGATTTGTTCGTCAGTCTTCTCAATTAAAAACTCTTTCATTAACCTCGCAACTTGTTTCTTATCAAGTCCAGCCAGTTGTTCAGAGTTTTCTAAGCACTTGTAGATGCATTCTCTATCAGATATCGCTGGTTTCTTTGGCCAACCATGACTATCTACTTCACCACCAGCACTTGCTTCTACATCAATCATTTTTTAGTAGTGTTGCTACGTGTTCTGTTTATGATGCTAATAAATTTATCACCAGCAAAATGTCCACCAAGGCAGACATCAATCTCATCACCATCCTTCCAGTTGGTTTCACCATTCATTTTGGTGTGTTGCATGAGGACAGCAATCTTGTTAATTACTTCTTCAGTTAATCTCATTTACATGCTCCACTTGTATAGGTTTAGTAAGTAAGTCAGCAAGTCTATGATATGCTATAGCAGTAAAGACTTGAGGAACTATAAAAGCAACCATTGCTACTACCCAAAAGACATAATAGTAATTCTCTTTGTTCTGTGTTCTCATTGACTCCAATCCTGATATGGTGGTTCTGGTTCATCTATAAGATGTTTGAAATGTTCTGTATCAAAATATGATGGTGGCAAAGGATGTATATCATCATATGCACCGTTCATTCTCTTCTTATGCTCTCTCTCATCTAATACTTCATTAATAAGTATCTTCAACTCCTTAACCATCTCTGGAGTGTGACATCTTCTTGGTGTAATTACAGCACTAGGAAGAATTGGTTCTCCATTTTCATCGTGTGGATATACATTATCAGTACATCCTTTCGTTGCAGGACCACTTAATCCTTGGGTATCAATCTTATCCATTAGACAGGATGATGCATAGGAACATAGTTAATATTCTCTTGAACTCCCTCCCAATCTTTATCAAACTGTACTAGTCCAGCATCAGTTAAAACATGCTTATACATCTTATTAAAGACTGCTGGTGGTATTGTACATATATGAGCACCATATTCAAATGCTCTACCAACATCTCTAACATTTCTAATAGACGCTGCTAATATTTCTGTCTCGAATACCTTCTGTTTATTATATATGTTTGCGATATCTTTGACAAGACATAGACCACCATAAGAGTTATCATCTACTCTACCTACAAATGGTGAAACATACTTAGCACCTGCCTTTGCTGCAAGTATAGCTTGTACTGGTGAGAAGATCAATGTAACATTTACTTTAACTAATGATCTTGACAACTGCCTACACACATACAGTCCATCTGGTGTGCAAGGTACTTTGATAGTTGCATGTTCACCAAATTTATTGGCAAGTCTACGACCCTCCCAAAGCATCTGCTCCTTATTACCAACAACTTCCATACTGATATCGGGTATACCCAAATCAATTAATTCCTGATATACTTCTTCAGGATCTCTACCACTCTTCATAATAAGAGTTGGGTTAGTAGTGATACCATCAATTAATCCAGTATCATAACCTTCAGCAATTGCTTGAGTATCTGCGGTATCAAGAAAAATCTTCATAGTTTTGAATGTGTTGTTCATAGTTGTTTTATATAGTAATTAAATTAAGCATCAAACAAAGCATGTTTTGATGTGCCAGCATTGTCATTTGATATGTTTCCTATACCAGTCTCTTCGGTTTCCTCTAATTCATAACTCCAATCTTCTATCACAGTATTGGAAAGCATTCTATCAGAAAGAAGATCCATTTGTTCTCTTGCTATCTCTTCAGTCTCAGCATCAAACCAAAAATCAATTGCCTTACCTATTCTCAACAAATGTGGTTTAAGTTTAGGGGCAACCATTTTTACATTATTCATCACTGCGTTACCAGCAGCATCAGATACAGATCCTCTTAACCTAACGAAAACTAATGCTTTGAATCTCATCTACCTAAAAAATATTTGGGTGGGAGGTTGGGTTTCTGTATTACCAACAAAGAACGGGCATTACTACAGTAGTAAATTTTACGTCCTTGCCTGAGACCCGACTGGTAAGTCGATTCTACTCTTGCGAGTAGCAGCACCACCTGTGTCTCGTCACCTTAACCAGCTATATGCCAGAAAGTTTATTCAGTCACTCCCATGTCAGTTCCGTCGAACCAACATTAGTATTATAACAGATCATCGATCACTTGTCAACAAATTGGTCAAGTGACTTTATAGTGTCATACATATGGTCAAACAAGGTGCGGATATCAGTGTCTTCTGGGAAACCCATTAGAACTACTGATTTTTGCAATTGATCTTTTAATTCAATTGCTTTTGGATCGTCTGAAAGAGACAATCTTGCATACATCACACGTTGCTTATCTAATAATTCCCTCAATTTTTCAATATGTTCCTTCTTTTTTTCATGTGGTAGGTCATTAATATTCATTAATTGGCCATAAATTTCTTGCTGGAGTTCATGGATATCTTCCATTTCCTCACGAACAATTTCAGATTCAAAAAAATCACTCATCGATTAATTCCCGTAATATTTTTTTATAGTGGAACACATTAATATTTAGAAAGGGTATATACTTCTTAATCTTCATACTGACGGTTTCCCACACAGGATCCTTTAATTTCTCATCAAAATTTTTTACGAAAGAAAAGACTTTTTCCAGTATCGTAAGCGTTTCGAGCGAAATCTCTCCACCCAGATATTTTTTTAACAATGGGGGATGGCCCTTCGAGCAATCGAATACTTCTTTCAAGTTGGTGTCCGATAGCAATTCGTTGCTTTGTTCTTTGAATAAGTAAGTCAAACTCTGTTTTCTTTTCATCCATTGTGAATAGTTCCTTTCTCCTGAATTAATAATTTCTCCAATCCATAAATTTTGTGGATTATCGGTGGATACAAAATTTGCTAAAAGAAAGTTTAGCACTTCTTCATCAGAATATTTTCTAGATGTTTTCTCAAACCAATACTTATCTTTTCTTTTATTAAAAGATGCCATAGTAGCTCTGGATTTACCACCATACTTAAAAAAGTCATATTTACGATTGGTAAAATGACTTTTCATTGATAGGTATGTTTGATAGGTTTCAAATGGAGTCACTTTCATTTACTGTTTTTTGTGCTTTTTTTCTACACTACCAAAGAAATGTGTAATGGCATATCTACCATAACCATCATAATAATCAGAATCTTCTATTGAAATTTGATTCACTCCATGTGTGACCCAACCTGGCATTATTATAATCGAATTATTAGCACATGTCAATTCATAATCATAGTGTGGAAAAAATAATTCTCCACCACTAAACTTTTTAGGTTCTTTATAAAAATATGAAAACCCCAAAAATTGGTAGGTCATATCTATATGTGGTTTATAATACTCTCCATTATGATAATACCTAAGTTTTGTAATATCATGATTACAAAATTTAGCAATATGACAACAATCATGAATTTTACCAAATTCCACCAATAGAGTAGATGTAAAAAGTTTTCGACTAACAGTTAAAATATTAGACATTTGACGAAAACCTTCAAATACTGCATCCAACTGCACAGCATGAGCATTCGTTGCTTCCACAACTCCACCATAATCTTTAGCTTCAAGAAGTTTACCTGGTTTGGTAAAGAAATTAAGTTCTTCCCAAATTAATTTAAGTTCTTCTTCATTATAATAATTTTCAACTATTAAATGAGGGAATGGTTCTTCATAACTTATATAATTA